GCCCTGCTATGATACTACAGTGATACTACAGTGGTAACGTTACTTTAAGACTGTTTGCATCCAATCCCTCTACCTTAGCGGACTCGGCTGGAAACTCTTTCTTGATTGCATTGTAGCGCCTAGTCATTGACCTATTAAGCGCAAGGTTAAGATGGAGTAAGAAGAAGTCCTCACTCATTGAACGCCAATGGTGAAGCATTGATAACTCTTTCTTGATTGTCATAGTTGACTCCGATCGTTTAAAGGATAAAGGGATTGACTCATACTCTTATAAGGTAGATGGCCCGTCACGTTAAAGCCTTTGTTTACAAGGCCTTGACACATATTTGGCACACTAATGGAATAACGTCAATGAAATCAATGGTCGCAATGTGAATACCTAGCACACGCGACCCCCACCCCCCGACTAGGAGTCCCAGACAAGGTAGAGCTATATATATAGTATGGATCCCTTCCGACATATATTTTGCTAATTCTCCAGATAGCTACTTCCGTATTCGGAATAGTTGACACGGCTCTATCTGTCTGTTATAATTACAGGTATGACTATGAAAACATGCTGCATCTGCCTCTTAGCCCTGCCAACTTCCAAGTTCAGTAAGAACGTACAGCAGGCTGACAACCTTAATCCACGTTGCAGGGATTGCTACAACGGTTACAATCGCATAAGTGTTGCCAACAGCAAAGCGTTTGGAGTCTGCACTAAGATATCTTGCCGTGACGTTCCGTTCTCTCACTCGTATCTATGCCAAGAGCATTACTTTAAACAGTTTGCACCAGTGTCAGAGCTTTACTCTAAGTGGGTATTACTCAGAGATCTCGCTGAGAGTCAGGATTACAAGTGCGCTCTGAGCGGATCTGAGCTTATACCGGGGATCAGTATGTCTCTGGATCACATTAAACCTAGAAGTAAGTTCCCCGAGCTTTCATCAGATATCAATAACCTGCAATTCGTAACTCTTGAGATTAATGTCATGAAACGTGCCCTAGACTTAGACTACTTCATATCAGTATGTTCTTCGATACATCGACATTCGTCTAATAGTTAACGGAACATTAACAAACTTTAATCAAATAGTTTGAATCCTTTTCACGTTTCCTGCATCTAATACTTAGACGACACGCAAGCGACACTGTTGTTCCTGTATTGTGTACATAAAGTACACAGTGAACGTAGAGTGTATGAATTATCATACACCTGTGACGTTAATTGTCACTATAGTGCTATCTCAAATATATATTATTATTAATTCACAGATAGCATAGTTTGGCACGGTACTTGCACTATATAACTATGAGTTGATTATATGTCTAGCTGAGCATATATCGGCACAATCTGCCTAGTAGGTAGGCAGTAATTGCCTAGTTGACATGCATCAGCGTAGTATGCTATTGTTGATGATCAGGGCCAGCGTCCCCCGTTATGAAAAGCGTTAGCTGGAGGTAGCATCCGTGTTATCTCCAGCGATTACATTTATCGTAGTGCAACTAGCCTATCGCAGGAACGAATGATGCGAGGCGAAAGAGCTTCCCGTCCTTATCACACAGATCACGGGAGTTACAGTTACGTTGATGAGGCGTAGCTAACCTGCTAGCGGAGTAGATGCGAGGATGCCGACAATCCCCTATGCAGCCTGTAGACCGAGTCCCAGTGGGGATGGCGGTTACTTTAATTTTATAATCCACTGTCAGTGGCATCCGTATGTCTGCTAGTCAGCGCAGTATTACGCTAGTGGGCATTAGTTATCTCTTAGTTAACGAACAACACTTTGCTAGGCTAACGCCTAGCGAGTTAGTTGCATCAGTTAAGTTATCTCCTCTCTGGTAGAGGTCTTAGTGTTTAGGTGCACCGCACCCAGCGCACCTGCGCTAACAATTATAGAGGGCATGGGCGTTGGGTGAGCGTAGCGATCCCAACAAAGTGTCTTCCGTTAACTAGGAGTTAACTATGCAATACATAGTGATTGCAGGAATGGTTACTGCCACAGCTATAGCTGCGTTCTCTCTGTTTAAGTTGTTGACAACTATAGTATAACCTGTTACGATAATTATATTATGAGAATCATCGGTATAGTAGGCTACATGCAAACGGGCAAGTCAACAGTAGCTCGGACTCTGTTTGAGCATGGCTTCACACGAGTTAAGTTTAGTCAACCATTGAAGGATATGTTGCTGGCCCTCCCCGGCATCACTGTAGAGCATACGGAGGGTGCGCTCAAAGCTGCCCCCCAAGCTATGTTATCTGGGCGCACTCCCCGTTATGCTTTGCAGACATTAGGTACGGATTGGGCGAGGCATATGATGGGTGAGGACTTCTGGGTAGACTGTTGGCGTAACGCCATCTTAGGTGAGGAGTTAGTTGTAGCTGAAGATGTGCGCTTCCTCAATGAGGCTAAGGCGATAAGGGAAGTTGGCGGTGAGCTTTGGCGTATTAAGCGAGAGGGCTTTAACGGTGACACGCATTATAGTGAGCGTGAGATTGAGCTGATTGATTGCGATACGATCATTACCAATAATAGCACGGTCATTAACTTAGAGCTTATGGCTGAATCAATTGTGACTGTGCCGTGGGCTGGCGAGGACTGCGCTGAGTATAAGGTGGAGCCAACTGAGGAGTTCCATAACATGACTAAGGAGGAAGCTATCAGTCACGAGGCTCAGGAGTTGCATGATGCGTTCATGAAGGTGAAGCGTAAGTATGATAGCAAGCTAAAGGATCACTGGGGCGGTAAGCCTAGCGGAGTAAAGTGTAGATGGACAGAGAAGACGTAGTAATAGTAATCATGGCTAGTGCCAGCCTATTATTCATAGCGTGGTTTACGCTTAAACTGGTACTAGTGTAATGTATAGAGAAGAAGTAATCGCAGAGTTGGATGGAATCTCACGGAATCATGATCTTGATGAGTTGGATAAAGATGACAAGAGGTTGCACATGGATATGGTAATTATGGAGTTTCTTGAACGCTGTGGCTTCGAAGATGTAGCTGAGGCGTGGGCGAGGTGTGCTGATGAGTTCAGCTAATGAAGAGATAACGATGGGCATCCTCAGTGGCATTAAGACAGCGTTAGAGGAGCAGAACAAGACGGATGCTAAGTTGTTTGAGATCCAGCATGAGATGTTGCATGTGCAGACTGACATGGCTAACGCTATGATTCACATAGTTAACAAGTTGCCAGACATTCAGGTAGAAAAGATTGATCTCAACTGATTACGATGAGAAGATGTGCAGTAAGTGCAAGAGTATACTTACAGTTGACAAGTTCTATCGTGAGACACGCCGAAATGGAGGTTACGCAGCTAGGTGCAAAGATTGTCAGTCTACTGATAACAAGCTTAGGTATAAGACTCAGAAGACTGAGTCGCTAGCTAAAGGCATCTGCGTAAGGTTTGGCTGTAGTAGTAAGCTGACCAGTGACTCTTATAGTTATTGCATCGAGCACTTCTTCAGCAATGCTAACTTCTTGATAGCTAGGTCTACACTAGGCTGGGAGTTGATTCGGGACATAGCAGAGCGTCAGGATTACAAGTGTGCCATAACTGGTACAGATCTAATACCGGGAGTTAACATGTCGCTTGATCATATCAAACCTAAGAGTAGATTCCCTGAGCTAAGAAGTGACCTGAGTAATCTGCAGTGGGTGGACAAGTGGGTTAACATAGCTAAGAGTGATCTAGACTTAGATGACTTCATAGCACGCTGCACACAAGTAGCCAACAGGTATAACTAGGTGATAGCTATCCGCATCAAAGAACTCCAGCATAAGCATGGCAACCCTTACTTCTTCGTCATCTGGGACTTCTTCATTAGAGGTAGCAAAACGAGGAAAGGTGCCAACTTTCCCTTCAGCATGTCGTAAAGTTCGTACTGTCGTTAATTCAGAACCAAATGTAGTCAAATCATGAATCCTTTTGCGATTTCTAGCATCTAATACTATGAAGGCAATTGAGTTAAACAAACTAGTATTACGCATCAGAACATTGATAGCAGATTACTTCACTGGTAGTGTGACAATCCACTTCAGTGAAGGAGTTCTGATGAAGCTGGAGACGAAGGAAGTAGAACGTAATTTATAGCTTGTAGCGCATAGCTACACTGCCTATCTGTATATCAGACGGCTGTCAACGTACCCACTTAACGGTGGAGCGTTGCAGCCGTCTTTTCTTTTGGGGACAACTAATTGGCACAAGAGTTATCAGAGAATCAGAAGTCAGGCACCTCGCCGGATCTGAGTGAGAGCAAGAAGGTAGTCGATCAGGTTACTAAGCTACCTAGTGGTGATAGCGTCAAGAAGACTCCGAAGAAGGAGTTCCTGCCAGCTATCGATAAGCGTGTGAAGATTGAGCATATACTGGCGTTCTTAGATGACGCTGTGCAGAACTCAGTTGACTCCCGTCAGATATGGCAGAGCAACCTAGAGATCTGGTACAAGCAGTACCGTGGAGTTGTAGCTGAGAAGGACTTCCCTTGGGAGGATTGCTCCAATCTGCATGTACCAATTACAGGGATACTAGTTGACACTCTAGTCAGCAGGATGATTAACCCTATCTTCAGCACAGCTCCATTTGTGACAGCTAGAGGTGCATCGCAGCAGGGGCCACAGCAAGCTCCCCAGCAAGAGGGACAGCAGGCTCCCCCTAGCGTATCAGATCATGACAAGTCGCGTGACGTAGAGAACATGTTGCACTACGTGATGAATCAGCGCATCAAGATCTATCCGGTGGTACAGGACTGGATACGTGAGGCGTTCATTTATGGTAGAGCTGTAGTCAAGGTAGTGTGGCGCAAGGAGACTCGCAAGTATACGAGACAGCTATCGCAGCAAGATGTCATGCGAGACATACAGGTGGCGCAGCAAGAGGTGCAGGGCGGCAATCCGTCATCGGAGACGTTAGAGTTCTTGAACCAGATGGCGTTCATCGCACAGGAGCATGACTTCGAGAATCATCCGTTCATTAATGTTGAACGCGAAGAAACAATGTACGACAACCCTGACTGGGTGTTCATCCCAATCGAGGACTTCGGTTACCATCCCCGCGCCATCAATATAGAAGACTCCCCTTACGTATTCCATCGCTTCCGTAGAGACATCGACGAGTTGCTGAAACTGCAGGATGCAGGCGTATACACTAATGTGGACTTGCTCGAAGCAGGGTTTGCAGATGAGTCATCGCAGGTTATTAGCGCACATGGCGAACCGCTGCTGGATGATGTGCAAACGCTTGAAGAAGGCTATGAAGATGTAACCGATGAGCCTGAAGATAACTTGCATGACATTGAGATCATTGAGATGCATTGCAAGTATGACATTGACGGTGACGGGCGCATGGAGGATGTCATCGCTACGTTTGCTCCTAATCAAGGGATCCTGTTAGCTGCACGTGAATCGGACTTGATGCATGGTAAGAAGCCATTCGTTGAGATTAAGCCGTTCCCTCAGCCGGGACGCTTTGAGGCTCAGGGCGTACCTGAGTTGATTACTGATCTCCAGCAGGAGATTAACGACATCCATAACATGAGGATTGACAATGGCACTATCACCAATGCTGTTATGTGGTGGTTTGATCCTAACAGTGATATTGACCCTGAGATACATAGACCGGGGCCGGGAGTTGGGTTTCCAGCTGGCCCCAATCAATTTGGTGTTGTTCAGACTGGCGATATTAAGAATTCGAGTTTCAAGGAAGAGGAATTGGTTCGCAGACTTATCCAAGATCGCATTGGGGTATCTGATTTTGCTATCGGCAATGATACTACGGCTATTGCGAATAAGACTGCCACAGGCATTTCAGCTATCGTTAATGAGGGTAATCAGCGTCTTGAAGTAATGCTGCGTAACATCTCAGTTGGCATGAATGAGGCTGTATTGCAGACGTTCCAGTTGCTCCAGCAGTTCGGTAGTGATGACATCTTGTTCCGCGCAGTAGAGGATGCATCGGGTACTCTTCATAAGGTAAACGCAAGAGACATCGTCGGTCAGTGGGACATTGAGTTGACCGCTAACACAGTCAACACTAACAGGCTGGTTAAGCTGCAGGAGATCCAGCAACAGTTAGAGTTGGCGATGAGAGCAGGCCCAGAGCATATTAACGTGGGGCCACTCCTAGAGGACTTCTTCCGCAAGTCTGGGTCGAAGAATGTGGAGCAGATAGTCGTACCGGAGGTGCAAGCGGTATTGAAGCAAGCTATGCAAGCTCCAGAGTTGTTGATGGCATTGAAGCAACAGGTAGACCAGTTAGCTCAGCAGTCAGGACTCATACAACCAGAACCTCCACCCGGCGCAGCACCGCAGCAGGGCACGGCACAGCCCCAGCAAGGCAGCGCACCGGGCGGGGGAATTGACCTACAGCAATTGATACAGCAGATAGGGCCAGCTATTGCGCCAATGCTACAGAGTTTATTCAGTGGTGGGCCACCCGCACAGCAACCAGCTAGCGCAGTTACACCACCACCGCAACAACTACAATAGGAGAGTAGATAGATGGGAATACCGTTATTACTAGGGATAGGCAAAGGTGTAGCTAAGGGCGCACGCAAGGTAGGTGGTGCAGTATTAGGAGCACAAGCACGGCGTATCGCTAAAGAGGAAGCTCGTAAGCTTGCAGCTCGCAAGGCAGCCAACGCAGCTAGTAAGGTTAAGCGAGCAGCTAAGATTAAGAAGCGTCAGGATAAAGCTGGTAAAGCTACGGGTAGCAAGACAACTGTTCGTGATCGCAAGACTGGCGAGCAGAGCTTGGGTAAGAAGGGTGCTGATAACTTGGCACGCAGAACTTCTAAGAAGCCTAGTGCCAGTGACATCGAGAAAGCTAGGCACGAGCAAGCAGGAAAAGGGTTTGTTAAGCCTAGAGGCCCAAGTGATGGCAAGAAGAAGGTCTTTGAGGCGCAAAAGAAGATTGTTGGTTCACATAACAAAGCTCGCAAGGCCGCTGAACCAAAGCCTAAAGCTAAGGCAGTTAAGAAACCAGTTCGCAAGAAAGTTGTGAAGCAGAAGAAGAAGCTTAAGAAATGAACAAGCTCCTACGTGTAAACATGCCAAAGGGTGAGAAGCAGTTGCATCTGATTCAGTTAGCAGCTGTCATCAATACTCCGCAATGGGATGGCGTGCGCGAGGAGATGGAAGACGCAATGATCAAGGAGTACTTGAAGCTTGAGACTTGCGAGACGTTAGAAGAGTTTATAACCGTTAAAGCTACGGTAGCTGCATTGAAGCGGTTAGCTAGTCTTAACGGTCTAGTAGAAGTTATCAAGGGGAAACGAAACCGGATTCGCTCACCATATGAGCAGGTCAAACAATCTAAGGAGTAGTAAACTATGTCAGGAAAAACAATCGTGAATGAAGGTACATTACCCGTCACTGAGTCAGACTCGGCAGCTGGCGAAGGGGTAGATGTAGATCAGTTAATCAATGATGCAGCTGAGATGGGCCATACGTTACCTATCTCTGATGACATCGCACCTGCAAATCTCGACTGGTCAGAACTCGACAACGTTAAAGAGTTTGACCGAGCGGCACAACAGTCTGTTGCGGAGCCTGCTGCACCTGAGCCTACACAGCCAGTGCAAGAGCAAGCACCTGTAGAGCAGCCTGCGCCGAGAGAAGATGTGGACTTAACTGATAGCATGCGTAAGCGCATTGCGGGGATTAAAGACAAGTCAGCAACGGAGCTGGCTGAGAAAGATGCATTGATTGCAGCACGCGATGAACAGATCGCTAAGTTGACGCAGATGGGACAGGACTTTCAGGACTTACAGGAAGCCTACGTCCCTCCTACCGAGACAGAGGATAGTATCCTGCAGCAGATCAATACGTTGGACACAAGTCTACAAGAAGACGGTGATGCTTACACCTCAGCAGAGGTGGCACAGCAGATGATTCGTAGAGGCAAACTAGAGAGACAACTGGACGGTGCTAAGCGTAATGCTCAAGACACCCAGAACTTGCTGAAGAAGCAGCAGATTCTTAGACAAACGTCTGACCAGTATGTGAAGGATAACTACTCATTCGTTAGTGATACTAGCAGCGAGTACTACGCCGTTCTCAAGGACAAAGCCTATCCATTACTGGAGCGAATGATGGGGCCGAACTTCAAAGATCACCCTAATGATATGGTCATGGCGGCTGAGCTTACGCAGATGATGGTAGACTCACAGAAATATCAACAACTGTTGGGCAACACGCCTGCTCCACGTGCAGAACCTGCACCGATGGCTGGCGGCACAGCTCGCGCACCAACGCAACGAGCACCTGCACAATCTAGTGTACGTGATCAGATCGTCAATGCGAGAGGTGGCGACATCAATAGGTTCGCAGACATCCTAGCACAATCGGGACATTCGTGGCGGCCTAACGGTTAACATAGAGGAAACAGTAACATGGGTGTATTCGAAACATACAACGCAAACGGGATCCGTGAGGATCTCTTGAATATCGTAGTTAACATCAGTCCAACTGAAACGCCAATGCTTAGCGGCTTCAAGAAGTCTAAAGCCGTTAACACGTTGCATGAATGGCTGACTGATACGTTGGGAACGGCAGACGCTGGTCGAGTAGCTGAGGGAGCAACCTTCACTTCTCCATCGTTGACTGCACGTACTCGTATCGGTAACTACTTGCAGATCAATCGAGAAGGCTTCGAGGTATCTGATACTCTGGACGCAGTTGACAAAGCTGGCGTTAAGGGTGGCGAGTATGAATACCAGATGGCGAAAGCTCTCAAGGTAATGGCTCGCGCAATGGAAGTAGACATCGTGTCCGGTACGTCTGCAGCTGGGGCATCAGCTGGTACGGCTCGCCAGACTCGTGGTGTACTCTCCTTCATCGCGTCTAACGTAGAGACGGGATCAGCTTCGGGTACGCAGGCTCTTACGGAGACTCTGTACAATGATAGTCTGCAGACCATCTACGATAGCGGTGGAAATCCAGATACCACGTACGCTAACGGTTTCCAGAAGCGTCAGATCACTGCGTTTACTGCTAGCCAAACCCGTAACATTGAGGCATCGAGCAAGAAGCTCATTGCCAGCATCGATGTCTACGAGTCTGACTTCGGTATGCAGCGTATCATTCTTGATCGCTACATGGACACTGACAAGATCGTCCAGCTGCAGAAGGATATGTGGGGAGTGGTTACGCTGCGCCCTGTTAAGCATACTCCGATTGCTAAGGTCGGATCTTCGCGTAGAGGCATGGTCGAAGCTGAGTGGGGCGTTGTCTCCCTCAACGAGGCTGCTTCTGGCAAGGTGACGCAGCTTACTACGGCATAAGCAAACTGTTAGAGGGGGGCTGCAGCTCCCCTCTAGCTTTAACTTAACGGGGATATAGGTGGGACTAGGCAATCAAGCTCAACAGCAGGCTAACCCGCAGCAGTTGCTACAGGGAACGCTGCAGGATCATCCCGGTATCGCTAAGATGCTGGATAGAACTGGCGTTCCAGTTGCTGTGACTAGCAATCAACGGCATGAGAACAGCGAGACGTTCCTTCCCGGTGATAGCGGTGGCGATTACAGACCGAGGCAGTCACCAATTGATTCAGTAGAGGTGCAGAGAGGTAGGCATTCGCAAGGCTTGAGTGATGAGGTTGCCAAGTCTGCTATGGCTGGAGAGCTGATGCATATGATGGGCGCATCGGACGCTGAAGGCAATGCTTACAGTCCTGAGTTCAAGAAGCTTAAGATGGATATGATCAGCAGCATGACTCTTGAGGACATGGAGTTTGCTCGTGAGCGTGTAGCTAGGATGAAGGTTGACGCTAAGAAAAACAACTTTGATCTCGGCACTAACTTCACGAATGAGAACACAGCAATACAGGGATCGTTTGCTGACGGTAGGATAAGAGGTGCGTTGAAGCCAGAGTTGTTCTTTGGTGAGCACGCTGAAGAGGACAGGAAGTATAACTCGCTATCACGTGAGAACTTCAGTCCAGTACAAAGGAGTGTACTCGGCAATATACGCAGAGTACTTGATGATGAAGACGTATTGTTTCAGAGGTTACGATGAACGAAGACGATTACATAGGCGACATCGCCTCCAGATTAAAGTTCCGAGGACAGGAATACGAGATCCAGCATACTCAGAAGCTCGACTCAGTCGGCGATCAGGTAAAGCTTGAGCGTCAATACGGCGACAACGGATTCTCAGATGAGCGCACGATGCGCAAGATCGGCAGCATACCGTCTATATTCGCGATGCAGCCAAAGTACCGAGACTTGATTGATGGCGATCAGAAGGCGTTTAAGAAAGCAGCACGCCGATTCTTCGATGACCATCCTGAATTTAGAGTTAGCTCAAACAATTACTAGGAGAGACGATATGCCTAAGAAGAAATGTAAGTGCGGCAAGTGTGCGAGTTGCAAGAAGAAACGTAAAGCGGGGGGATACTAGATGTCAGATACGTTCACATATAAAGATGGCAATCTAGTTCAGGGTGACCGACACAACGTTGGCACTAAGATGCCTTCAGAGCGTCACGGTGGCATTGACACTCCAGTCTTCGCGTTGTCATCTTCACAGCGTGGCTCATTCGGTAGGCTGAGAGTAGGCAACCCGTCTACAATCTTTGACTCTAAGCAGCTGTTAGATAACAACCCGCTACTCTGGGATGACCAAGAGGTAACTGGTGCGACAACGACTAGCTCATGGACAGCTAACTCAGCAACCTCAGTATTAGGCGTAGCCAACACTACAGCTGGTCTGCGTATGCGTCAGACGTTTAGACGATTCAACTATCAGCCGGGTAAGAGTCAGCAGGTATTGATGACAGGTAACTTGCAGACCTCTGGTGGCGGTGCTGGCATTGACACAGGCTTCGGCTACATCGATGACAACAACGGCTTAGCATTAGTCTGCGTAGAGGGAGTTCCTAAGTGGCGACTACGCTCTAAGGTATCAGGCTCAGTCGTTGACATGGACATTAACGTTGCAGGAGCAGTTGGCTCAACGACTGGTGCCAACGGTGCTACGGTTCAACGTATCGATCCATTTGACGGCACAGGCCCATCAGGTATTACTCTCGACCCAACTAAATCATTAATTCTAGCCATTGACTTTGAGTGGCTATCAGTGGGCACCGTAGCTTATCACCTCGTATACGAGAGAGCTATGTACCCAGCGTTGCACATTCATAACGCAGGCTGGCTTGCAGGCGCATACATGTCAACGCCTAACCTGCCGTGTCGCTACTGGATAGAGAACGATGGCACTGGTGCAGCTAGCACGATGACATCTATATGTACGACTGTTATCTCCGAAGGTGGCAGCAACCCAATTGGCATACCGCAGTATGAGTCTAATGCAGCTAGCGACACAGCGTGTGTCGAGGTATCAGCTAACACAGCTGACACTATCTATGCGGTAGTAGGCATTAAGCTTAAGGCTGCATCCATACTGTCAGGCGGTGGCGCGATGCGTGTTGATGACGTATCTATGATCGCTGAGACAGCCGATGACTTTGAGTGGATGCTGGTGCATAACCCAACGGTGACAGGTACTTTCACTTACGGTGATATCACTAACTCTGCTATGCAAGTAGCTAGAGGTGCTACGGCAACGGTAACAGGCGGCAAGCGTATCAAGGGCGGCTTGTCTAGAGCTGAGGGCAAGGTAGCAGTTAGCCTTAGAAGCTCACTGTCTCTAGGCGCAAACATAGCAGGCACACCTGATACAGTTGTACTGTGTTGTCGCCCTCTTAGTGCTAATGCAAACGTACATGGTGGCATGGGGTGGACTGAATATTGAAGATACTCTTCGTCACAGAGAAGTGGTGCGATGGCAAACCCGAATGCGGGGAAACTAACACGTATCATAACTTATTCAACACTGCAGCAATAGCGGGGCACTCATACAAGAATGTATTCTTTGATCAGTATAGTCGTGAACGTAATAGGAAGCATATACATCAAGCTATTAGGGACGAAGCCGTAGGCTGTGACCTCGTAGTGTTCACACCGTTGAACATAGAAGGCAGCCCGATGCCTGAGAGCTTCGCAGAGATACAAGGCATCAAGAAAGCAATAGTCTTCTGGGACTCAGTCGGTAACCCTAGCAAGGTGAACGAGAGCATTGGCTACTTTGACTTCGGTATCGTGATGGACAGCACTGACACATGTAAGGGTCACGCTAACGACAGGAAGATACTGTACACGTTCACGCCGCAGGATACAGACATCTATCAGGACGATGGCTTAGAGCGTGACATTGATATCTGCTTCGTAGGCAGTGTTAAGCGTAGAGAAGGTAGGAGTAATGCAATCAACGAGGCGCGTAACGCAGGACTCACTGTAGTGGTAGCAGGAGGCCAGAGGGAGAACAGATTGAGCGTTGACGAGTATGCTAGATATCTCAAACGTAGCAAGATCTCTCTGAACTGCTCTCATGCGCTAGGCCGAGTACAGATGACTGGGCGTGCATTCGAGAGTATGCACTGTGGAGCACTGTTGATGGAGTCGCCGAACTATCACTTAGGCAAGTACTTCGTCAAAGGTAAAGACTATGTAGAGTTTAAGTCATCGGGTGAGTTTGCTCAGAAGGCTAAGGCTCTGCTTGAGAATCCGTTAGAGTTGAGCCGTATAGCTAGCGCAGGGAATAAGAAGGTAGTCAACAACTATAACGCGACAACGTTCTGGCAAGGTGTCGAGGAGAAGATGGCTAGTGTATAGAGTAGCAATACTGTTCCCGATATGGAAGCGTCCACAGATGACAGATGTTACGATGACTGCAATTAATCACATGCGTGAGTACCGTGCTGACATTGAAGTCATACCAATTGGCATCGGCTCTGAAGGGCCAGTATCGCAGAAGGCTGCATACAGCAAAGGCTGGGATTACGTGGAGTTCCCTAATCAAGCGTACCCTAAGTTCGTTAGGCACTGGAACACTGGCGCAGAGTACGCTAAGAAGTTTGATGTCGATTACATTATGTTAGCTCAGTCAGATGACTTCATTGAACCAGAGATCATGAACGTGTTCGAGACGCTAATGGATAAGGACATTGACTTCAGCGGGATCTTGGACACTTACTTCTGGGACACAGTTAATCAGAAGATAAAGTATTGGGCTGGATATGACGGAGCAAGAACAGGAGAGTCGATGGGGCCGTGGAGGCTGCTATCGAAGAAGTTGTTGGATGCGTTAGATTGGGAGATATTCAAGGAGAACTCCAGAGATCATGCACCGTGGGCAGCAGATGGCGTGCTGCATGATGTGGTGATGGATCTAATGAAAGGAGGTGCGCCAATTACGATGAGTAACTTCATGGCTAAGGATTACGCACTGCATCCAATGTCGATGAAGGATGGTGACAACATTACAGCAATAGAGTTATACGAAGGCAAATGGCTTGGGGATGGCATCAGGACTATACACGATAACTTCAGCAGTCTAATCCCTAAACTAACGGAACATAACTATGTTGACTAGTAGTAACTACATTGTAGCCCCCGGCGAAACAGCACGCACTGACGAGATGGAGCCTATAAGGATCACGTATAACACGCCGAAGGCAGGTAACACGCAGACTCCCGGTGATGTTGGATTCCTGACTGTTGTAACACGCTGCTTTAAGCGTGCCGATAAGCTGGATAAGAACCAGAGGTCGTTAACTAATCAAACGGATCCAGACTATGACCAAGTACTCATACACGATGATGTTGGCATTGGAATGCTGGAAGCGAATCGTGTGCTCAACACTTACAAGCACCTTATCAAGGGTGAGTACGTTCTTATCTTAGACGATGATGACATGATGCTCGACGATAACTTCATCGCCAACTTGAAGTCACATAATGAAGACATAGTATTGTTCAGGATGCGCTACACATGCTGTGGCCCTGATCGCTATAACTACATCGGTGGCAAGGAAGAGAATGAGCATGGCCCACGCTTCGGGCGCATAGGTGCTAGCTGCATGGTGGTAACGAATGAAGTCTACCAGAAGCATATCTATGCATTCATCAAGGACAGCGGTGGTGACTACCAGTTCTTGCAAGAGATACTCAATGAAAAGTTCAAGTATACGAAGTGTCATCTTGGTGAAGTAGAAGTGACAGCTATCCAAGACATCGGTGGAGGGCAACCAGATAATGGGTGACGTACCTAACGTAGGCTTTGAAGATAGCGAAGACATTAAAGTATGTGGTGTCTTAAGAGACAATGGTGCTTGCGGGTTCTATCGCATTAAGCAACCGATCATTTATCTCGATGAAGAGAGTGGTGTTGATGCAGCATTGGGCGGCGTAGATTGCCCTGACAGTGATCTGTTTGAGCTTTTATCGGGTTGCGATATAGCGATAGTTCCCCGTGCAGCCAGTGAGAAGATGCATGAGTTAATACTGATGCTTAAGGGAATGAATAAGAAAGTAGTGATCGATCATGATGACAATATATTCGCGCTCAACCCCCTCAGCCCTCATTACCGTGATATGGGAACTGAAAACATTACGGTGGAGCTTAACGGTGAGAAGCTTACTATCTGGGAAGACGGTAAGGATTTCTTCGACATTGAGCGCAATAAGGTACGCGCAGCTAAGGCTCAAGAGTGCTTGGAGATGGTTGATGCGGTGACTGTAACAACGGAAGAGCTGGCTGAGTTCTATCGCCAGTTCAATGATAACGTTTATGTGTTGCCTAACTGTGTTGACTTCGACATCTGGCAGCCAGTGAAGATTGTGAACGATGGATATACTCGGATTACGTGGCATGGCGGCTGCTCTCACTATCAGGACTTGGTTGAGGTTGGGGATCAAATCACCGCCATCACTAAGAGGCACCCAAAGGTTAAGCTTGAGATATGCGGTCACGAGTTTAAGGGAGTATTCAAGAATGTCTACCCTGCACAGTATACCTTTCATCGGTGGGTCGCCACCCCAGCGCATCCGTACAAGCAAGCATTACTTAACGCAGACATAGCTGTCATCCCTCTGAAGGATGACCTGTTTAATCGCTGTAAATCCCCCATCAAGTGGGTGGAATACTCAGCGTTGAAGGTTCCATGCGTGTTACGCAACATACCACCGTACAGTTCAGTGGTAGAGCACGGCGTAACGGGCTTGTTGTACGATACTCCAGAGGAATGCGAGCAGATGATAGAGGAGTTGTTACAGAAGCCAGCTATGCGGGGGCGTATAGCTAACAATGCATACAATTATGTACGAGAACACTTCAGCGCAGAGGACAATGCTAACCTCTGGGCCGATGCAGCTAAGAATATCATGGCACAACAGGAGGAATCGTGTCTCTCACTACCATAAGAACGCCCATACTACGGGATCTAGGCTTAGATGTTGACTCTACGCTAGTCAATGATGCGAAGAACCGCATAATCGACTACATTAACGAGGCCATCCAAGAACTTAACATCATGACTAACTGGGATATCCTGAAAGATCAGGGAACTATCACTTTAGCCACCTCTACAGACACATATACGCTGGCATCTGACGCAGACGTAACACGTATTGTGGGTGAGCGGTTCTATATCGACTCAGATGACGCATTCGTGTACAAAGTGCGCAACGATCAGCTGTTCCAGAAGGAAGTCATCCTCAATAACACAGGCTTACCGCTTGTATACGTACCGTGGCGCAAGAATAGTTCGCAAGTAGATCAGATCAAAGTGGATCCAGTGCCAACGTCTTCAGAGAACGGTAAGACGATGACGTATTGGTATCACAGAGAGCTGTCTGACTTAAGCGCAGACTCTGACACTACTCCGATGCAGGAAACTATCATTCGTCACATAGCTAAGGCTAAGTATGCTGAGTATGATCAGGACTTCAACAAGCGTGACAGGGAGATGGCTGTAGCAAACAACTTGCTGAAGAAAGAGATCGCTCGCAACAGAGGATCACTACGCTTCGTACCGTTAACTCGCAAGAACTATAGAGTGGGACGCTAATGGCATTACGTCAGAAGATATTTGAGTCCAACAATAAGGGGCTCTTCGATATAGCAATCGGTGAAGGTAACATCTCCGCTGACTTTGCACGCGAACTACAGAATGCTCGCGTAGCTAAGAACGGTGAGGTGTCTAAGCGTAGGGGTAGAGCATACTATAACGCTATAGCAGCAGATCACTCAGCTGGTAATAGTATTGACACATACTCAACGTCTAATCAGGACGCTGGTATCAGCATAAGAGCTGGCTCTAATGAGCAGACAGGCTTTGCTATTACGCTGGGGGCTGATCAAGCTATTCAGACGGTAGACTTCTATCTCAAGAAGACCGGGTCGCCTACTGGCGGTATGACAGCACAGATCTTTGCTAGCACTGGCACTGTCGGCAGTGCAGCTGTACCTACTGGATCCATGTTAGCTGAGTCAAAGATATTGGATCCAGCTGACTTGACGGGGTCTTACGCATTGACTCAGTTTACATTCGAGCCACCGTATGTAGCTTCGTCAGGTGACATCTGTGTATTACTTCATGCGGTAGTAGGGTCAGCTGGTAATACCGTTGACCTTGGCACGGATTCATCTGGGCCGTCACATGGTGGTAACGCATTCGCTACCGACACAGCTGACTCAGGATGGGCAGCCGATGCAACGCAGGACATCATCTTCAACTTAGACAACGCTGGGCCAGACTGCTTAGCAGTAGCCATCTATGAAGGTGACTACCCCGGCACCTATGAAGTGCTCGGACAATTCGACACTCGCATCATGCGTTACACTTCGTCAACTGGA